TGGGTTAGCACGTAAATCCAAATCCACCCGGCCATTATGGCTGCTGCCGCCGCTTCCGGCGACGATTCGCGCGTACCGCGCACCCCTTCTGGCGGGATGGTTGTTCCGCCAGTCGTACCGACAACCCCTCCTGGTGCTGGGACAAGCACCATGGCGCCCGCCGCTGAAACACCGCGCGGGCGCCACACCCCGGCTGACCTGCCGCATCAGTCCGCGTTTCCGCGCACTGTCACGCCGTCAGGTTATGACACCGGGCACCAAGGGCCCCATGGGGCCTCCGGCGCAGCCGCTCCCGCCGGATCAGATGGAGTGGGGCACCGTTCCGGTGTCACAGGGGATGAGCAGAAACCTCCTGCTCAGCCCTTTGCCGACGGCGACGATGACCCGTCCATCCTGACCGGTGTGAATCCGGCTGATATGGACGACCCCGCATTCATGCGGAAGGTTGAGGCTGTCGCCAACAGGCTGCGTCAACGCGCCGGGGCTGGAGTTCCTCCGGTCCTCGGTCCGCGTACGGCAGAGGAGATGCGCAACGCAGCTGCTGAGGAGTGGGCTCGCGCTACCGCCGGGTTTTTGCCGCCTAGCGCCTTCCCCCCGCTACCTCAAGCTGCACGCCACCCTCCAGTGGTCAGCCGTGGGCAGCAAGAGGCTGGGGTCAAGCGCCGCTACGCGGATGCCTTGCGTGCGGCCACCACGCCGAGACCCAGCCAGCCCATGCCTGCCCCCGCCCCGGTGAAGCCCGGGCCTGCACCCCAGTCCAACGTGCCCCAGTCTTCGGGGGACGTCCTCGACTCCAAGCACGAACCTGTGCAGGGAGCTTGGGATGGCTGGATGCGTTCGCAGGCCCCTTTCGCCACGCCGAGGGCCCCGCAAGACTCGTCCTGGCCCGCGCCCACCGCGAGTGCCTTCACACCGATCAACATGCATGATGAATCGGTGTCTGACGAGGACTCGGAGGAGGAGCTCGTTGTTGTTGCGCCGAGCGACACGAGACCGCGCAAGCCACCCAAGACCCAGAAGCCCTCAAAGGTGACTGGGCGCAAGGCCAAGAGCCAGCAGCGAGCGTCCCGTCATCAGGCTAAGCTTGCAGCCGAGGCTAAGGCCGCTGACTTCGTCGAGACAGGCTCGACGCAGTCGGACTTTGCCGTCGTGTATAACGCTTCTCGTCGTGGCGACAGTGCCTCCACTGTCTCCGTCCCCACGACAGTGGCGGATCTCACCGACGAGCAGAAGGTGCAGTGGGCGCAGCGCGGGCCCGTGCGCACAAAACTCACGATCACCAAGATGATTCCCAAAGCCTCGTACGCCGTGGTGCGGCGCAAGTACCCCACTTGGGATCTCGTGCCGATGGAGGAGCCGATCCCAACGCACCACTTCCTGGCTGCGGTTGAGCGTGAGATTGTTGAGGCCCACATGCTGCAGTTGGCGGGGCACCCTGCGAAAGCTGTGGTGGATGTCGGCGGCAACCCAGTTCGCCACCGACAGGTGCGGCAGGGGCTCGAGCCCTACTGCATCTTCCCTCCCACAGAGGCCGGTGCCGCAGTGGCGGGCGCCCGCGCCAACCAGATGCAGCTCATGAACTGGTGCGCCTGCAAGGCTGAGGCCCATTTTGACGCCCCGCTGTCACCTGACTGCAAAGGGCCGAGGAGTTTCGACTCGTTTGTGTGTAACGACGTCATCTACTACCTCGACGCCGACTTCTTTTGCAGTCTCGTGTGCCGCATGCGCGACCGCCATGCGGTGGCTGCGTTCCATCTGCACGAGGACCTCATTGGCTCGGCTTATGGAGGGCAGTACAAGTGGGAGCGTAGCGGTGATTCGGTGCAGGTGAAAGTGCGTGGTGACTCCAACACGCGCACCCACACTGAGCCGCTTTGGTTGTACGACGGCTCCCGCGTCGTCGACGTCGACGGCGTACGTTTCAAGGTGACGTGGATCACCACTAATTTCGGTGAGTTCACCAAAGTCGCCGAATTCGTCGCCGCGCCGCTCGTCGCTGACGCGGTTGAGCCACCTGAGGCCCCCCCTCCTGAAATTGCGCCAGCATCGCTTACTCAGCTGCTGGCATCGCTCGCCGATATGCGCGCCATTGGCCCCGTCCCGTTCATTAACGACGACGTCAATTTGTTTTCGGAGCGCAAATATTTGCGGGTGACTGTGGATGGGGAGTCCACCCTCGTGCCCAAGACCGTGCTGGCGACGGCGATCGCCTACGCCGCTGGGCAGGAGCGCAATGCCACGCTTCTCAAAGCCCTCAAGCGCGTCGTCATGTCTGAGCTCGTCAAGGATGCCACTCTCAACGACGCGCACCGTGCTGCTGCCACACCCACTATCATCGCCCTGGCGTTTTACATGCCGTTGTCGCGTGAGGTGGACGTTTACCTCCGCGCTAGACGCTTTGGGTCTGACCTAGTTGGGAAACACGGCGCACTGGTGTCGGGCAAGTACAAGTCGTGGTACGAGCGCCTCCTCGAGGCCGCCGCCGGCCGGATTGGCGAGTTGTCAGAGCAGCTCGGCGAGTGGCGCGCCCTATCACTGGTTGTGGCCATGGTGATGGGTGGCGCTGGCTACGCCGGGTTCCGCCTCGCCAGTGCCATTTACGCGCCGCGTGCAGCCCCTGCGGCGGCTCGCGTGCCTCGTCAGGCACTCGTGCCGCCTGACATCGCCCCCGCCTCCCTGCTTGACGCGCTGCTGCCACCGCCGCGCATCTCTGAGGCAATATCCCAGGCCACGGAGCCAGCCGTGACCACTGCAGTGTCGTGGGGCCGTGCAGCGCTCAGCAACGCCTGGCCCTCTGTTACTGCGTGTTGCCGCGGCACATGGGACTTCCTAACCGGCTTGTGGGCCGGTTATTGGGCGGGGGGGAGACACGAACCAGTCCCCATTGGGGCGTCAATGGTGTCCAACGTTGCCGCTACCACCGGTCATGAGTTTGGTTACCTCCACGCGGTTGCCACCGGAGTCAGCCCCACCCCTCCGCCCTATGTGGGCTTGGGCGGGTCGCTGTTTTCCGTGATCCGCCACGTGCTCGTCGCCACTGGTGAGGAGGCCTTCTACACCGTGCTGAGTGGCACCAGCACTCAGATCGCCTGGATCACTAGGTTGCTGCACATTGGGCTGGAGTGGTTGATGGCAGCGGCCAGAAGGTCGTGGTACGGCCCCGCTCTCGTCGTGCATTTGGCTTGTCAGCTGTTCCACACGCTACAATTACCATCGTGGGCCATGTACACGCACGTCCTGTTCAACGCTGCTGTGGCTGGTTACGACATCTACCGGTTCGCCAGGGCCGCGCCCGCCCGATTGCTCAATCCGTGGGCCGCCGGCTCGCTGCTGGACGCTGTGCCGAGCTGGGGTGCAGTGCTGCGCCTCGTGCCCGTTGCCATAGCTGTTGCCTCGGTGGTGAAGGTTGTCAATGCAGGCATTGTGCACTACAAGAACATGTGCCTGCAACGCCGACAAGCAGAAGCTCGGCGCGCAACCGATCACTTCAACGCTCTGCGCATGGCCGTTGCGACAGACGAGAAGGAGTTTGGCGAGGTGTGTGCCGTCGAGCCAGCCAAGCCCCTGCCGCAGCAGGCCTATGCCGTGCGTACTGCGCCTACTCTCACTAGGCGTTACCCCTCAACCCAGCCTGTCGCCATACCAACCGGGCTCACCACTCCCATGATCCACCCGATCGTTTACACGAGAGGGCCAGATGAGGAGGAGCTCGCCTTTAGGTGCCGCCTCGCGCCTCAACTGCCGCCGGTCGCTGGCTGGCTTTCTGATGACATGCTGAAGGGCGGCTTCGAGGACATGGCCACCGACCTCATTGGCGGCCAGGCGTGGCGCACCCTGCACCCGACCGATTATGAGGTGTGGTTGGCGCGGTTTGAGGGCCCCAGGCGCAAAATGCTGGACAACGCCTATGTTTACGGCCACGATGGTGAGTACCGCGAGATTGGTCGCACGCTCCGGTGCAAGGTGTTCCAGAAGACTGAGCTCCTCAACAAGCTGGACTACACCGACGACTGTGAGTGGTGGGAGCCGCGCATTGATCTCGGTGCGCCCCGCATCATCCAGAACACCCCTGAGCGCCTCGTTGTCTTCGCTGGCCCTTGGATGCACGCAGCCTTCAGCCGGATCAAGCGTACCACCATCCGGCTGTTGAAGCGTGACGAGCTGCGCGCCAACACCTTTGCCAGCGGGTTGTCCACGGAGCAGCTCGGCTACTGGTTTCTCCTTGCCCTCAAACGCGGTCGTGCTTCCCCACACGAGGTCTGCGTGGACTTGGCTGATGCCACGCTCTTCGACGTCCATTGTGTTGGAGAGTACCAGGACGCAAAGCTGCACGCCTATGAGCAGGTTTGGGCTGTGCCCCACGCTGTCTGCCAATGCCTCGACAAACAGACACGCGTTACTGCAGTTGGCAATTTTGGCACGCGAGTCACCGTCCAGCGGGGCATGACCAACACCGGCTCCGTCGACACTTCTGGTGGCGGTAGCACCATTGCGGCTGGTGCGCGCACCATTGCTCTTCGGCGCATCGCTTCCGAAAGCCAGCTTGCCGCATGCTCCGCGCTCCACCAGGCGGACGACATGCTTGGCGTTGTTCCTTTGGCACTCCACGACCGGCTCTATGATGTGCTTTCAGCCATGGGCTTCACGTACAAGCCGGAACGTCTGCCACTATCCGACGCGTACCGCGCCGTGTTTTGTCAGATGCGCCCGTGGCCCACGCACGACGGCAAAATCGTCTTCGGCCCGAAAGCCGGGCGAGTGCTGGCCAGGTTCGGTTTATCGCTGTCCTTCGTCAAGGCCGGGCGCCGCGTCGCGAGGTTCCGCGGCGTCTGTCTTTCCCTCCACAAGCGCTGCCACCACGTCCCATTCCTTCGCGAGGCCATCGAGTGGGGCTTGGAACGCACGGCGGGCGTCACTCCCGAGTTCACAAAGGAGTTGCGCGAGATCCGCTTCGAGGCAGATGACGAGCATGACTACACAGACGTGAACCTGAACATCGGCGGCGTCACATGGCCCAACACGTGGGAGATGCTTTGGGGTTTGTACGGCCTGACGCGCGACGACCTGAGGGATTTTCAGGAGCGGCTGCGAGCTTTGGATGCTTCCCCGGCGGTTTTGAACCACCCCGCCTTGGAAGTTCTCGCGGCCGTGGACTGCGCGTAAGCGAATGCTGCGCGCAGTCATTGTTTGGTGGACCCTGGGCAAGTCCTCACACCGGTTCGGAGGACGTTAAAGATGGCGAACGGCATTTGGCCCCCCCAGCCTTGGGACCCTTGGCCCCCGATCGACTACCCTGGCCGCCCGATCGGGCCCGGCGATTCAATCCTTCCGCCGAATGGGGATGGTGGCGGGCGCCCGCGACCTCCGCGGCTGCCAGCCCCTCCCTACACGTGGTGGCCCACTCCGTCCAACGGCTTGGCACCTTACATGCCCCAGTATGCACCGACTGGGGCAATGCCGTATGGATGGCCTTACGCGGTGGTTGGTCGCCCACCGCGCAAGAAGAAGAAGAAGCGAGCGACTGCCCGCCCAAAGCCGAAGAAGAAGAAGGCGAAGGCGAAGGCACGCCCCAGGGCGCGGCCGCCACCGGCCGCCCCCGAGGGCATCAAGACGGGGAGAATCTTTGCACTGGCATCCAACGACGCTGCTGTGGACATGAAGAACGGCCTGGCCTATGCTGCCGGGATTGCGAATCCGGCCATTCCTGGCTTGCGCATCCCGGACAACTCGGCCATGCCGTCCCTCACCACCCAGTTTGTGTCGCGCCTCGTGGTTCCTGTGCGCACGGGTGCTGTGTCGACCTCACAGTACTTTTGCGGTGCGATGATCTACCCCAATTTGAAGACGTTCAGCCAGACCATTGCCTCTGGCGACGGCTACAATGCGAACGTCGCCTACACGTCGGCCGATCACCCGGACTACACTGCCTTCAATGGTGTGGCCATGCTGTACCGCATGGTGTCCGTCGGCTTCCGTGTGGTCGACTCTGGGACGCTGACGGGGCGGGGCATGACTATGTACTGCGGCAACTTGCACACAAACTATATTGCCCTGGGAATGTCTGCCCCGCTGACCACGCTGGCCGAAGTGAAAACAGTCCGCCTCATGGACTCAGCCGAGGCGGGCAACGACTGCAACGTCACTTGGTTCCCGCTGATTGGCTCCGAGGTGCTCATCGCAAACGGGGCTGGGACGCTCACCACCAGCGGGACCACTTGGCGTCCCGTCAGCCAGACAACTGCGAATTTTGTGGACAACGCGATCGTGCTGTTCGGGTATGCGAACACCGTGGCGCCATCCGACAACGTCACACTGGAAGTGTTTGTGAACGTCGAGTGGACACCTCTGCTGGCCGACCTCTTCCTTGGCACACCAATGAAAGTGGAGGGGTCTGGATCGGCTGTCGAGGGCGCCCTCGTCAAGCTGGGGGACTCAACGAACCCTACCGGCATCATGCCCGACAGTTTTGGTTTTACGACGGCCGCCCGCAAGCGGAAGGGCGGTGGCACTGGGGAGTACAGGGACGAGTTCGACGCCGGCGTCAACTCAGTGTGGCAAACCCTGGCCCCCTGGATCAATGCCGCCTCCGCTGTGTACCAGATAGGGCGTTTCCTGTCGACTGCTATCGGTGGCGCCGCCATGCTCTTCGGAGCGAAGGCCGACAAGGCGGTGCGCTTTCACCGGTTCGCGCTGATCATGGACAGGGAGTCTCTCTCCCCGTTCCGCATGGACAAGGACAGCGCCCTCGCGCTGCTCGAGATGTCCCAGGCAGAGTATGCGGCTCTCTTTGCGGGCGACACCAAGGACGACGTAGAGTCCGAGTCGGGCCACGTCGTCGTCGCGCGCTCTCAAAAGCCGCCCGGGCTGGTTGTTTCAGCTGGCCCGGCTGCCGCCGCCGTTCCGGCTGCGATGACCCCGTTGTCGTTTCGCGACGGGATGCCCGGGCGTAAGCCTGGATGAAAACCACCGTTAGGTGGGCCGGGGGGGGCTATATAAATTCCCGGTTGCGTGGCCTTGTGCCGCTTCACAGAACCACGCC